ATGCAACGGTCTTTTGGGCAGTCTGCTGCTGAGTGTTACAAGCAAGCATTGGAGAAGGGAATTGCTAAGGAACAGGCAAGGGCTTTGTTGCCTGAAGGACTGACACAGACCACGCTTTATATGTCAGGCACTTATCGTTCATGGATTCACTATCTGAAACAACGGCTTGACCCTAGCACTCAGAAAGAGCATCAGTTAGTTGCTAGGCAGATACTTAAACTGTTGCGAGAAGAAGCACCATTAACAATGGAAGCGTTTTTCGATAAGGAGATTGAAGGTGGCAGAGCAGATACAGGCGCATTTGCCGTGTAGTGATTGCGGCAGTAGTGATGCCTTGGCTGTCTATGATTGGGGTACTAAGTGTTATTCATGCGGAACCGTGACTACTTTTAAGGAAAGGAAGATGGAAACTAAAGCAGTATCACCGACGGATCTAGTCTATTCCTCTGTGGCGGATCGAGGATTGACTAAAGACACCTGTCAGCATTACGGCATTGGTGTTAAGAATGATAACTTCATGTTTCCTTACTACGATGAACAGGGAAACCTAGTTGCCTATAAGAAGCGCAACACTAAAGAAAAGAAGTTCTCTGTTGAAGGTGCATGGAAAGATGCAATGCTATTTGGTCAACAGTTATTTAATAAAGGTGGGAAGTATGTCACGATTACCGAGGGTGAGTTTGACGCTGCGGCAGCGTATCAGGCGATGGGTTCTAAGTGGCCTGTGGTATCTGTTAGGAATGGTGCGGATGCTGCAATTAAGGATATCAAGGCCAATTATGAATGGCTCGATTCTTTCGAGAATATCGTCATTTGTTTTGACAATGACGAACCAGGCAGAAAGGCTGCTAATCAGTGTGCTGAAATCTTTGGAACTAAAGCCAAGATATTTAAAGGATCCACCGACTGCAAAGATGCCTGTGACTATGTATCCAAAGGAAAGAGCAGGGAATTCCTTGACCTCTGGTGGAAAGCAGAAGTCTACACACCCGATGGAATAGTTGATGGTGCATCCTTGTGGGAGAAGGTATCAAAGCCGGTAGAGAGTGCATCAGTATTTTATCCCTTTAATGGTATAAATGAACTTACCTTTGGTATCCGACAAGGTGAGATGGTTACGATCACTGCTGGCTCCGGTCTAGGCAAGTCTCAGTTCCTGCGAGAGATTGTCTACCATACCTTGCTTAGCACCAAAGACAATATCGGCTTGATGTTCTTGGAGGAATCAATTGAAAAGACTGCTAAAAGCCTTATGTCGTTGGCAGCAAACAAACCTTTACACCTTCCTCCTAAAAGCATTCTAAAAAGAATCATGTCATCCGCAGTAAAAACTATTTTTAACTTACCTAATGATGAGGCAACACAGGATGAATTACGCGCTGCTTTTGATATCACTTTGGGTAGTGGTCGGATTTATCTATTCGATCACTTTGGTTCGACCACCTTGGATAACATCGTTAACCGAGTACGCTACATGGCTATGGCGATGGATTGTAAGTTCATTGTCATTGACCACATTAGCATCATTGTTTCGGCGCAAGACAACGGAGACGAGAGAAAAGCCATAGATGAGATTATGACCAGACTTAGGATGCTGGTGCAAGAGACAGGAATCAGTCTGTTTGTTGTCTCTCACTTGAAGCGCCCGGACAAGGTAGGACACGAGGAAGGCGCTGCGGTGTCTCTAGCGCAACTGAGAGGCTCTGGTGCTATTGGTCAACTCTCTGATATCGTGATAGGACTTGAGCGCAATGGACAGGCTGTAGACTTGATTGACAGGCATACAACCAAAGTGAAGATATTAAAAAATCGTTATTCAGGACTAACCGGCCCTGCTTGCTCTCTGTTGTATGACCAAGTAACCGGAAGAATGACCGAACGAGTAGAGGATAAAGCATTGTGAGAATTGCTTTAGACATTGAGACTAACAAAGCACATGACACCATCTGGCTGTGCTGCACCTATGATATTGACACTAAGGAAGTAAGGACATGGACGGAACCAGAAAGTTTCCTTCAGTTTATAAAGGACGCATCCTTGATCGTGGCTCACAACGGAATCGGATTCGACTATCCGAAGTTGAATTCGATATGGAAAGCGAAAATAACTATAAAGACGATAGCGGATACATTAGTTATGTCCAGGTTGGCAAACCCAAGCAGGGAAGGAGGACACAGCCTGAAGAATCTGGCAAAACTCGTAGGAAAAACCAAGAAGGAGTTCGACGATTTCGACCAAGGTCTCAGTCAGACGATGATTGACTACTGTATCGAGGACACAATCATCTGCGGTGAACTGTATCTGTACCTTAGTAAAGAGTTGGAAGAATTCTCTCAGAAGTCTATTGATCTTGAGCATAGAACCGCGATGATCGTAGCGCAGCAGGAGAGAAACGGTTTCTTGCTTGATATTCCTTATGCTATGTCCTTGCTGTCTGAATGGAAAGTAACCATGTCTAACATTGAGGAAGAACTACAGGCAATCTTTCCACCGATAGTTACTGAGCGGTGGTCAGAAAAGACAGGAAAGCGTCTTAAAGACGATGTAGAGGTTTTCAATGTAGGATCAAGGCAACAGGTAGCAAAACGCCTACAGAGCCTTGGTTGGGTTCCTAAAGACTTTACAGAGACAGGGGAGGTAAAAGTAGATGAGTCAATTCTTGAATCTCTTGAATATCCTGAAGCCAAGCGAGTCTTGGAATACCTTACACTTCAAAAACGGGTATCTCAAGTTTCCTCGTGGATTGATGCTGTTAAAGACGACCAAAGGATACACGGTAAGGTCATCACCAACGGAGCGATAAGTGGTAGAGCCACACACCATAGCCCTAATGTGGCTCAGGTTCCTAATCTAGGTGCTTTATATGGTAAGGAGTGCAGATCATGTTGGACGGTTCCTAGAGGCTATAAACTTGTTGGCATTGACTTATCGCAGTTGGAGTTGAGATGCCTTGCTCACTATATGCGGGATGATGACTACACCAAGGAACTATTGGAAGGTGACATTCACACCAAGAACCAGATAGCAGCAGGGTTACCAGATCGAGCAGCGGCTAAGACCTTTATCTTTGCTACGATCTATGGTGCTGGCCCTACTAAGATTGGTTCTATCGTTGGTGGCGGTGTCAAGGAAGGTAAGAAGATTCTGGATAAGTTCTACAAGGCTATTCCATCATTGCAAGAGTTGCAGGAGAAGGTAGCAAGGATTGCTTCGTGCGGTAGTCTACCAGGATTAGACGGCAGGAGACTGTTTATCAGGCATGAACACGCTGCTCTGAACACCTTGTTGCAAGGCGCTGGAGCAATCATCAGTAAGCAGTGGATTATCAATTGTGACAATCAGATCAGAACTAATGGGTTTGATGCAAAGCAGGTAGCGTGGGTGCATGATGAGTTGCAGTTTGAGGTAAGGGAAGAGCAAGCAGAAGAGTTTGGTATCATGGCGGTACACGCAGCGAGGGATGTAGCGGTTCACTTTGACCTGCGCTGTCCACTTGATGCTGAATATCATATCGGTAGTAATTGGGCTGAGAGCCATTAAGGGAACCAATGGATGATCTATCTGATGTTAAAGATGCTGTGTTTGTTTATCATAAGTTGGATGGTAAAATAGAGTTGAGGTCAACAAACCCTGACTATTTGTATGTAGCAGAGTTGCTGGCTCAAACTCTTAAACTGATGGCAGAGTGTGCAGAAAAAGGTGAGTTTTTTGATAAGGTTGATGGAAAACCTGTTGACAAATTCCACTGATAGTGTATAATATTAGTGTATTTTTAATCAAGGAGAGTAAGCAATGGAATTGAAACCGTTTAAGGTAAAGGCTGATATTTATTGGGCCTTCTTCGACACACCAAACCCCATGTCTGACAAGGGCGAATTCACTGTGGATCTGTGTAACCTGTCGCCAGATGCTATCAAGAAGATCGAGGATATGGGGGGAGAAGTTAAGAGTAAGGATACAAAGCCTGAGCAGGGTAAGTTTATCACTGCTAAGTCTAAGTATCTGATTGAGCCTACTGATGAAGCAGGTAACCCTGTAGAGGGTAAAGTGGGTAACGGTTCTAAGGCAGTGGTATTGTTGTCACCTTGGGAGTGGAGTTGGAAAGGCAAGAAAGGTGTCAGGTTTACACCTAAGTCTCTTGTAGTAACAAACCTCGTAGTGTATGACAAGTCTAGTAAAGAAGTATCAACCGATGATGTTCTTTAACCTTAAAGGAGAATCTATGTATATCATCAAGCGTGAAAACCGTAAAGCAACTAACAAGGCTCTTGCATCTAAGTTTAGCACTTATGAAGCAGCACGAAACATTCTTCGTAAGTTCCTTCGTCGTCAAGGTCTTGGGCGCGTTCATGGTCAACTTGGTTACTCTATCCAGAAGGCATAAATGCTTGCTCTCATCGACGCTGATATCGTTTGCTATCGCATTGGCTTTGCTTCCGAGGAAGAGACTGACAAGGTAGCAATCTATCGCGCCGGTGAGTTCATGGAGGACTTGGTAATGAAGCCCTATGTATCAGACTACAAAGGGTTTCTTACCGGTTCTAACAACTTCAGGATGCAGATTGCCAAGACACAGCCTTACAAAGGTAACCGTAAGCAGCCTAAGCCTAAGCACTATGACATCCTTAGAGAGTATCTAGTCAAAGCATGGGCTTGTGAAGTGGTAGAAGGTCAGGAAGCAGATGACGCTATTGGTATCCAAGCCTATAGCATGGATGTGGAAGATTACATCATCATGTCCATAGATAAGGACTTGGATATGATCCGTGGTAATCATTACAACTTCATCAAAAACAATAAATACTTTGTGAATGATGACGAGGCAATCAGGCATTTCTACCATCAGATCTTAACGGGTGATCGTACTGATAACATACCAGGATTGGCAGGGATTGGGCCTAAGAAGGCTGATAAGATTCTACAGGATGCTATATCAGAGAAGGATATGTATGAGGCTGTCCTAAAGGCATATGACAACAATGAGGAGTATTTATGCGAACAAGCAAACCTACTATGGATCCGAAGGGAGTCTGGACAAATCTGGACACCGCCAAAGTAGTATATGTAGAGTGGGTAGACGCTGTAGCAGATCTAGGATGGCAATCACAGACAGTACCTTGTCTGCATCCTTGTAGAACGATAGGCTACCTGATCGGAGAGACTAAGGACACTTTGTTGATTGCAACCACTATTTCTATGCAGGAAAGCAACGCCAGGATGCACATCCCTAAAGCATGGGTCACCAATAGGAGGAACATTGAAACCATCGTCAGCAAAAAGCAAAGGAAGAGTTCTGCAGCAGTGGGTAAGAGATCAACTAATAGCGAGGTTTCCAATTGAAGCCGACGATTGTAGATCCGTGTCGATGGGCGTGTCGGGAGAAGACCTACTCTTGTCTCCTCATGCCAGACGGTACATACCACTTAGTTTTGAATGCAAGTCCAGAGCAGCAATCAGCGTGTACGGATTTTATGAACAAGCGCAGAGCAATTCTGGAGGGGCAGAG